TCAGTGAGCAGCCTATCTACGAGGTTCTACAGAGAGCAGTAGAAGACTTCGGTGACGGTACTGGTAACTTCCTCTGGCCAAGGCAGCAACGTAGTGATGGTAAGTGGTTCGGCTTTGACCAACGTATCCTCGCCACTAAGAAGGGTAAGTATCTAGACAAGACTCAGTTTAGAGCACAGTACTACAATGATCCTCAAAACCCTGAGGATAGACCTATCGACTACAGTGACTTCAGGTATTATGAGCGTAAGCATCTAGAGTCGATTGATGGTCATTGGTGTTTGAGAGGTAGGCGTCTTAATCTGACAGCATCTTTAGACTTCGCATGGTCGTTGAGTAAGCACGCTGATTTCACCTCTCTCCTTTTGTTGGGTACCGACAGTGACAATAACCATTATGTGTTGGATCTAGAACGGTTCAAGACTGGTGAAGTCCAAGAGTACTTTAAGAAGATCCTAGGGATGTACAACAAGTGGAGCTTCCGTAAGCTCATCTGCGATGGTACTGCTGCTCAGGCTATGCTTGTTAAGAACCTCAGGGAAGACTACATCAACTACAATAACCTTCCTATTAGGGTTGAGCACGTAGCAAGGACTAAACACCAAGGCACTAAAGAAGAAAGAGTAAACTCAGCTTTGGTTCCTAGGTACAAGAACGGTCAGATCTACCATTATAAGGGCGGAGCTATACATTTTCTTGAAGAGGAACTTGTGTCTAACAATCCAGCACACGATGACTGTAAGGATGCTCTAGCTACAGCTATCGAGTATGCAGTTAAACCTCCTTCTGGTAGAGTTAAGAAAGATACTAACAATGTTGTATTCCACTCCCGATTCGGTGGTGTTGTAGGTAAAGCAGCTTAACGGATAATCCATGGCAAGAACACTTGATGTAGAACAACTCATTAACCCTGATACCCTGGCAACTACCATCGCTAACCGATGGGAAGAGTGGCGTGGTTATAGGACGAAATGGGAGCTTGACAAAAGAGAATTACGCAATTATATCTACGCCACAGATACCAAGACTACAACCAATAACAAGAATGGCTGGGCTAACTCTACGACTACGCCTAAGCTCTGTCAGATCTATGATAACCTAAAGGCCAACTACGAGGCTGCTCTGTTTCCTCAGGACATCTGGTTTAAGTTCCTTCCGGGTTCCGAGGCAGAGACAGACAAACAGAAGGCAGACATTGTTAGAGCTTACATGAAAGATAAGCTCAGGCTGTCTAACTTTAGGACTGTTGTAGATCGTCTTTTGGATGATTGGGTGCAGACAGGTAACTGTTTTGCCACTGTAGACTACGAAAGAAACTTCACTACTCTCGAAACAGGAGAGACCATTGCCGGATATATTGGACCCAGGCTGGTACGTATTAGCCCTTATGATATATCTTTTGACCCTACGGCTGTGAGTTTTGATAAGACTCCTAAGATAGTTAGGACAATCAAGACGATGGGGGAAATTACCGTAGAGGCAGAGACTAATCCAGTCTACAAGGATCTTTTGGAGAAGGCTCAGTATGCTCGTAGTGAGGTTGGCTCTAATACTCAGCACGAGAAGTCTGAAGGCTTTATTGCGGATGGTTTTACTAATCTAGAGAACTACTATCAGTCTGGCTATGTAGAGTTCCTCACTCTGTATGGTGACGTGTACGATAGCTACACAGGTAAAGCTTATAGTAACCGAATTATTACCATTGCCGATAGGGCTTATGTTGTTGAGAATCGGCCTAATCCTAGCTGGCTGGGTACTGCTCCTATTTTCCATTGTAGCTGGCGCAGTCGCCCTGACAACCTGTACGGAATGGGTCCACTGGATAATCTTGTGGGTCTACAATACCGTATTGACCATCTAGAGAATATGAAGGCTGATGTCTTCGACTTGATTGCTAGCCCTGTGATTAAAGTTAAAGGTGACGTTGAGGAGTTTGACTACAAGCCCGGTGAGCGTATTATTCTTGGTGAGGAAGGTGAAGTAGGTTTTCTTGTACCTGACGCTACTGTGTTGAACGCTGACCTACAGATTGCTGACCTAGCTAACAAGATGGAAGAACTGGCAGGTGCTCCTCGTATGGCTATGGGTATCCGTACCCCTGGTGAAAAGACGGCCTTTGAAGTACAGACCTTGGACAATGCAGCCAATCGTATCTTCAACCACAAGGCAGCTAAGTATGAGATGGAGTTCCTTGAGCCAATCCTTAATGCTATGCTAGAGGCTGCCCGTAGGAATATGATGGATGTCGAGAGCATTCCTTTGGACCTTGAAGAGGGTGTAGTGATGTTCCAAGATATCACAAAAGAAGACATTGCCTCGTCCGGTAAGCTAGTTCCAATGGGTGCTAGACACTTTGCTGAGACAGCTAGACGTACCCAGACCTTGAACCAAATGATTCAGATCAAAGCTGCTATGCCTGATATTGGTACTCATTGGTCAGGTAAGACTATGGCTAAGCTACTGGCTGAGGAGCTTAACGAAGACTCTGTGTACGGAGAAAACATTCAAGTTAATGAATCTTTGGAGATGCAGAAGGCTATGCAGGATGCACAGGTTGACCTTGAGGAAGACCAGATGATTAAGATGGAGCAAGGACTGTAATGAGAGCATCATGGTTCAACCATGTAACGGAAGAGGCTAAAGCAGAGTTCAGATCTAAAGTTCTTAGTAACAAAGAGGCTTGGGCTCTACTTGTCCCTGTCTTGGAGAAGCGTATCCAGGCATTTAATCCTAACTATGATGAGCATAGCTGGGCTTACAGACAGGCAGATCAGAACGGATACAACAAAGCACTGCGTGAAGTAATTGATCTGCTTAAGAGTGTGTGACAACTTGTCTCATACAAAGTACTTGACATTCAACAAAGGATAACTTATGTCAGTTTTTGATTCAACCACGGATCAATCCGCCGCACCTAACACTCAAGAAGACAACCAATCTTTTGTAGCTCAGTTAGTTGCAGCACGAGGGGAACAATGGAGTAACCCTGAAACTATCGCTAAGGGTAAGCTAGAAGCAGACCAGCATATTACTAGGTTGGAGCAGCAGCTTAAAGAACTTAACGAAGATCTCGGCAAGACCAAAGCCGAACAGGACTACGCCAAGACTCTCCTGGAGACTCTGCAATCGCAAAAGCCACTGGCCGGTACCAGTGAGCAGAGTACCGAATCTCAGTCCGGTGCTGGGAAAGAGGACACCACTCTAGATCCTAGTAGTCTCAAAGAGCTTATTGCACAGGTACTAGACAATCGTACTGCTGAGCAGCGAGCAGCGGATAACCGTACTAAAGTGGATTCTTATCTACAGCAGACTTACGGAACTGAAGCTGGCAAGACTGTTCAGGAGAAAGCTAAGGAACTAAATCTTTCTGTAGATTACCTCAAGAGTATCGCAGAGCAATCTCCTAACGCTTTCTATCAGTTGATTGGAGTACCAAAGCCTCGTGAGTCTGCGGCTCCGCCTAGCGGTTCTGTTAACTCAGTGGCAACTATGCAATCAGGCGAACGCACCTATGCCTACTATAGGGAACTTCGCAAAACTAATCCCACTAAGTACTACAGCCCATCTACTCAACAGCAAATGTTCAAAGACGCTGAGATGGCTGAAGCTAAAGGGGTTAACTTCTTTGACTCTTAATGGAGAATACTAACAATGGCTATGACCACTGGTAATTCTTCCCAGCTTATTCGTTCTAATCTCTGGAGTAATGAACTCAAGGAGACTCTTCAGGACGAACTGATGGGGATGAAGTACGTTCGGATGCTTGACGGCTTCCCGGATGGCACTACCTTTAACATTCCGTCGATTGGCGATGCCCGTACGGATGACTATGTAGAAGACACTGCGGTTCAGTTCCGTCCGTTGGATACTGGTAACTATACGTTCACTATCAGTGAATACATTAGCTCCGGTCACTACATCACGGATAAGGCTAAGCAGGATCTGTTCTATGCGTCTCAGCTTGAGGCGGCTTTTGTTCCTAAGGAACGTAGAGCTATCATGGAACACTTCGAGACCACGATGTTCGAGACCCCGGACAACACGATGGCTTCGTCTGCTACGGATCCGTACCTCATCAACGGTGTGGCTCACCGCTTCTCTGGCGGCAACTCTGGTACCATTGAGTTGGCTGACTTCTCGTATGCTAACCTTGCGCTGACGAAAGCTAATGTCCCGGCTATGAACCGTGTCGCTATTGTCCCGCCTGAGGTCGCTTACTTTGTAGAGAACCTTACCAGCATCACCTCGCTTGACAATAACCCCCGATGGGAGGGTATTGTTGCAGAAGGTATTAGCACGGGCATGACGTTTGTCAAGAACATCTTTGGCTTCGACGTGTACTGCTCTAACTACCTGCCGAACAGCGGTGATTTGACCAATGCCCCAAATGCCTTGGATGAGCGTGACCAGTCTACGGGTGGCCCTGACTTTACCTCGGTTGACGGTAAGCCTTGCTACTTCTTCTCGGCAACGAATGACATCCTGCCGTGGGTTGCTGCTTGGCGTCAGATGCCTGCGGTAGAGTATATTCGTGACGGTGATAACCTCCGTGACAAATACCTGACGACTGCTCGCTACGGTGTTCAGTTGTACCGTCCTGAGAATATGGTGATCTGCCATACCAGAACGGCTGTGGCTTAAGGGAGATTAACCTATGACTTGGACTAACGAAGACGGGCTTATTCAGCGCTTTGGTGTTGAACGCTCTACGAGCCAGACCCAGGGTGTCTCTACCCGTGGTGTCAAGAACTACCTTGTTGTAGATCTGCCGGATGCTACGGCTCTGGTCGATACTCTTGGCACTTCCTATCCGCCCGCAGAAGATTCTCCTTTTGTTCCGGCTGGTTCCATTGTAACTAATGCTTGGTTTGTTGCCACCACTGACTTTACCTCTGGTGGTGCTGCAACTCTTGACATTGGTTTTCAGCAGGCTGATGGTACTCTGATTGATGCTGATGGCATTGACGCAGATATTGCCCTTGCTAAGCTGGTCGATGGTGCAGGAACGGGTGTTGTCAACTGTGACGGTGCCTATGTAGCTAACGCTGCCGGGGATGGTCAGCAGGTTCTTACCAACAATGCTTACGTTGGTTTTTCCTACGAGACCGCAGTTTACACTGCTGGCGCTGGCAAGCTCATCCTTGAGTACATCAAGGTAGAGTAACTAACTTAGGGGAGGCTTCGGTCTCCCCACTTCCCTGAGGTATTATGGCTACACAACACTCAACTCTTACCGGGTCTGACTTACACGAACCTAAGGGTGCAGACTCTGCCAGTGCTAACGAAGTCTATGTAGCTAACGGCACAGGCTCAGGCTCTTGGACTCCTCTCTCCTTTTCCTTCAATACACACATTGAAAACATTTCCGCTCCTACTGACGTTTACATCCCTATTCCTTACGCTGGTGTAATCAAGAAGATCACTACAGTAATTAGTGGTGCTGTCAGTGCAGCAGATCTTGTTCTTACTTTCTACGACAGCTCAAGTAACTCTATGGGATCTATTACTGTAACTAGCTCCGGCTCTGCTGCTGGTGATGTAGATACCCTGAGTCCTGCAAGCAATAACGTAGTGACGGCTAACGACTATATCCGTATCAATGGTGACGGTGGTCCTTCTGCCCATACTACCCTGTGGCTTAACATTGTGATGGAACGTAGCTAATGAAGCAGAGCCTGCTTACTATGGTCCAGAAGATCCTGAGTGACATGGACTCAGAGGAAGTAAACTCTGTAGCTGACACTGTAGAAGCAACTCAGGTAGCCTCTATCATTGAGGACACGTTCTATAATCTTATCAGCAACAGATTGATCCCTGAACATGAGCAACTGATTAAGCTTACTGCTGTTAGTGACAGTGATTTCCCAACACACTTCCTGTACCCTGAGAATGTAAGCTCGATTAGCTTTATCCAGTACGACACGACTGATGACAATACCTTTAGCTACAAATATGTTTCTTGGCTAGATCCTGTAGAGTTCCTTAGTCTTGTAGACTCTGTTAGTTCAGACTATGTTCTTGTTAATGATAAGAATGGTGGGACAAAGTATCGCATCCGTACTAATAAGATGCCAGAGTACTGGACAACCTTTGATGACGACTATATTGTTATGGACTCCTACAAAAGCACGGTAGACACAACTCTACAGCAGAGCAAGACTAGGTGTTATGGGGTAGTGACCCCAGTGTTCAACAGATTTGATGACAACTACATACCTGACATTGATGCAAATATGTTTCCGCTACTGTTGAATGAAAGCAAGTCTGTAGCTATGTCTGTGCTTAAGGGTAGCCCTGATCCTAAGATTGACCAAGCTGCTCGTAGACAGAGGTACAACATTCAGAACAATAGGTACAAGACTGAAAGACCTAAACCGCTGTCGAGGTACGGTAGATGATTGAAAGAGTAGAAGAGCTAGACATCTTTGGTAAGCCTAAGGTTATCTTTACATCTGACAAAAGAGATATCACCTATGAGGTTACCAAGCTGAACATGGGATCCTCTTTGTGGAGAGTTAAGTGTGGGACAGGTAATGTACCCAAAGCTCTCCAAGGATCTTGGACTAAAATGGAAGAGGCCGAAAAGGCTGTTGTTAAGTATCTTGAGAATACTAAAGTAACCAGAACGGTGAAAGCAAAGCGACTTGAGACTACAGCAGAAGCCAACTAATGTTCTAGTTAAAGGTCTGATTACAGAAGCAGGTGAGCTTACCTTTCCTGAGGGGGCTTCTGTTGATGAGTTGAATTGCTCACTGGAACGTACTGGTTCTCGTAGACGCCGCCTTGGTATCAACTATGAAGTTGACTACACTAAGCATACCATCACTGGGTTCTCTGCTGGCTCTGTTACCTCGACTTATGTATGGGAACATCCTGGAGGTGTGTCAGCTAAGACTTTTGTTGTAGTTCAATTTGGTAGTCGTGTTTACTTCTTTGACGACACCATTGGCTCCTCTCTATCTGGTGGCCTCAAGGCTGGCTACATTGATCTGAATACTTATAAGAGACCTACGGGTGCTGGTCCTCAGGACGTTCGTATCCAGTGTGCTAACCTCTTTGGTTATCTTATCATAGCTTCTTCCGAAATAAACACTATACGTGTTTCCTACGACAGTGATACCGACACTATCAGTGCAGAAGAGATTGAGTTTAGGTACCGTGACTTTAGCTGGCGTGGGGACAAGTCAAGCTATGAAGATGGTGTAGCTACAGCCTCTGTCACTGATGTAAGGAAGTATGATACCCAAAACTCCGGTTGGCGTGGTGATAAAGGGGCTGCTGCACTAGCTGCTTATATCGCCTCAGAGGGTGAGTATCCTCCACTTACTCATGCTTGGTATGCCGGTAAAAACTCTTCTGGTGTATTTAGTGTAGCTGAGTGGCAGAAGGTTTACTCAGGCTCCAGCCTTATTGCTAATGGTTCTTACATTCTAGACTTGTACGATGGCGACAGAGTAGCTGCATCCGGTATCGCTGGGCTAACTAATGCAACAGAAGCCACTAGGTTCTCTACTGTAGCTAGCTTTGCCAGTCGCATCTTCTATGCTGGTATGTC